GAATTGCGCTTGTACCCAATAAGCCTAAAGCTGCACCGATCGGTGTGATTAAATCAATATCCAACCCAAAATGCGTCAGCAATGGACGCATTGAGCCTGCAATCAGACTGCATAAAAAGGCTTCTACAATGACCCGCCTGGCTGTATCTTTTTTGCCATACAGAAACGATTTCGATAATGATGCAAAAAAGGCGACCAACACCCCACATACAAAACTGCTATGCTGCAGGACATAAGCCACCACCACAGACCAGAGATCAGGATTTTTCTCTGGCATTTTCATACTCCACCCCGTTTTCGAGGCATAAAAAAAGCCCCGACTGGAAAACCAATCAGGGCTGTAAAATTTATTCATTGCGTTTATGCTTGCTAATATCGCAAGATATATTAAATATTACACTTTCACTTCGAAGTGGTCAAGCCTAATTTTTAAATTCTGGAGGTAAATCTGAATCTAGACAATACCAACTTTCTTCACTATCAAAAGGCACAAATCTCAAAACCGAATCAGTATTTTTATTCTCAACCCAAACAACAGGCATTATAAAAACTTCACAAAGACCTAACCTAGGAAGAATGATATCTTCTATCTGAACTTCTTCTCCTACTTTCTCAATTTTAAGTGCATATTCTTTCAGCATTTCATCAAAGGTTTTTAAAAACATAATTGTTCTCCACGTTATTTAACACAGAGACATTAACGCGTTTAATGAAGAACTAATCAAGTTAATGATTTGAATAGCGGGTATTTTGGAGGTTATTTTGAAAATAAGTTGATTGAAATCAATATATATCAATAAAACTTAGATGAAAGTAGAATGTGGGACACGGACATTGAAGATGACCAAGTGGGCTTATTCCGTCCAATGGTGCAACAAGCAGGTCAATCTGCGGCTGAATTACCTGATGATTTAGTGTTTGGCTTGTTAAAAGCGGGTAAAACCACGCTCTGTTATGACGGGCAGAATTTCTTTGATACCGACCACCCTGTTTACGAAAAAGTCGATGGTACAGGTTCGGTAAGTAATCAGAAGAACATTACTACGGGTAAAACGGCTTCTGCGCCTGCGTTCTATATTTTTGACACCACCAACAGCATTAAGCCGTTGATTTGGCAAGAACGCACTAAGCCTGAGATTGAAACAAAGTTTGACCCGTCTAAATCTGAAAAAGTCTTTATGGAAGACGTGTATTTATGGGGCGTGCGAGCACGTGGTGCGGCTGGCTTCGGTTTCTGGCAGTTGGCTCACCGTGTGGAGCAGACAGAACTCACGGCTGAGAACATTATGGCTGTGTTGGCAGAAATGCAATCGCTTAAAGGCGATGGAGGCAAGTTACTCAACATTCGCCCGAATGTGATTGTCGTGCCACCTTCGCTTGAATTTAAGGCTCGCCAGATTTGTGAAGGTGAGTTGATTAACGGCACAACCAACATTTTAAAAGGTCGCTTAAAAGTGGTGGTGAGTTCGCAGATTATTGAGTAATCAATAATGAACGGTAGGGGCAAATGTAATTTGCCCCCATGGAGGATTTATGGCTAAAAAATCAGAAACAGAAAACAAAACGGAAGCGGCAGAAAAAGCCGAAAACACCACGGGCAGCACGGGGGCTGATGAAAAAGCCCTAACAGGCGAAGCAGTGAAATGCGTGGCGTTGTTAATCACTTTACGCACATCGCATCCACAAGATAGCTATGGGCGTTACGGTTATCGTTTTAACAAGGAAACGGCGGTGCGTATTCCGATTGCGGATATTCCTGAAGAGGTAGTAGGGGTATTTATTGGCGATCCGTATTTAGCGTGTGAATATGAGTGTGAATAGTGAAGCGGTGGTGTATGCCACGGTGGAAGACTTCATTTTACGGGTAGGGGAAAAGCAGGCTCTGGAATTAACCGACCGCGATTACCTTAACGAAGTAAATGAAGAGGTGCTGAATATGGCACTCGCAGATAGTAGCTCGCAAATTGATGGCTATTTGGTGAGCCGTTATCAGTTACCACTGGCAAAAGTGCCTGCCAACTTGGTGCGGATTTGTTGCGATTTAGCTCGTTTTCGGTTGTGTGGTATGAGTAATGTGCTGCTCACCGATGATGTGCGTGAGCGTTATGAAGATGCAGTTGCCGAGCTAAAACTGTTGGCAAAAGGTGTGGTGGCTCTAGGCATTGAGCAACAACTGGAAGCTGACCCGACAGGCGATATGGTGGTGATGTTTTCGCACGGAAATTCGAGGGTGTTTAGTCGTGATAACCAAAATCGAAAAGGCGTTGATTAACCGCTTAACGCGTGGATTGGGGCAGATGGTTTACCGTGTGGAGAGCTACACAGGGCAGTTGGATGACCAGAATTTAGATATTCGGCGATTGCCTGCGGTGTTGACCTCTTACGGTGGCTCAAAAATTACGCCTATGAGCGTGGGGATGAATAGTGGCAAGCGGTTTAAAAATAGCGACATTTTTGTGGTGTTGGTGCTTACCCGTTCTTATCGCAGTGATGCTGCAGGCAGACACGGTGATGAGCGTGTAATTGGGGCAAATCAGCTGATTGAAGCGGTGAAGTATTTGCTGATTAACCAAACGCTAGATGGATTGGTTGAGCCGATTAAGCCGTTGCGGGTACGGACGCTTTGGAATAATGCTGAAGTGAAAGCGGAAAAGCTCTCTGCCTATTCGGTGGAGTTTGAAATGAATTATCACCAAGCTCCTGCGTTAGATGATGGGTTATTTCCTGAAGGTTCGGACGATAAAGAAAATATTGAATACCTGTTTAAACATTATCGTGGGCAGTTAAGTGAAGTGCCTGAATTGACAGGGGTTGATGGGCGAATTTATGAGCCTGATAGCAATGCCCAAATGGGCTTTAAGGTGGATTTATGAAAGTAATAGCAACAAAGGGCGTGCGTGTGCCGATGGAAGATGCACCGCATCAGTATATTACAGATGAGCAAGCGGTAGAGGTGGAAGCAACCACTTATTATTTACGCCGCATTGCCGATGGGGATTTGCTAGTGGATAAGACGCAAGCGGTCAAAAAAGTAGAACGCAATGCAAACAATGGCGAGGATAAATAATGTCAAATATCGAATTTAATCAGATTCCGAGTAGTATTCGCTTTCCTGGAGTTTATACGGAATATGACAATAAAGAAGCGGTGACGGCATTGCCCGTCAATCCGCAAGAGGTGTTGATTCTTGCCCCACAAACGATGGAACTTGCCTCTGGTAGTTATTCGGCACCGATTAAGGTGTATTCGGACGTGGAAGCGGCAAATCATTTCGGAGCAGGGTCGTGGGCGCATTTAATGGTACGTCAGGCATTGAAAAATAACCCGAATATGAATTTGACGGTGGTTGGTTTACTTGATCATTCGGCAGGTGTAGCGGCAACAGGTTCGGCAACAGTGACAGGTACGGCAAGCGTGGCAGGGGTATTAACGCTTGTGATTGCAGGTGTGAAATATCCGCTTGCCATTGCTAAAGGCGAGAATGATACCGCCATTGCTACCCGTTTAGCGGCTTTAATTAATGCACAAGCCGATAGCCCCGTCACCGCAACGGTCAACGAAAAAGTGTTGACGTTAAAGGCAAAAAGCAAAGGCGAACTAGGTAATGAGATTACGTTGAGTTCTACCAATACCGCAACGGGAGTAAGCCTTAATTTGTCGGCAATGGCGAACGGTCAGCAAAATCCTGATATTACGACCGCTTTGGCAAGTGTGGCAGGGACGCATTACAACGTGATTGTCAGCCCGTTTACGGATACGGACAATGCAGCTGCGTTAAAGGCTCATTTGGAAGCCGTATCTGCTCCGACCGCGAAGAAACCAGCAATTGGTGTGATGGCGTGGCGTGGTACGTTAGCCACAGGTACAACGTTTACCTCTGCCCTTAATTCTGAACGTTTAACAGTAGCGTGGTATAAAGGTGCAGTGGAATCAAATGCAATGTTAGCGGCAGGTTATGCGGCGGTGATTGCGAGCGAGGAAGATCCTGCTCGTCCGTTAAATACGCTGCCCGTACGAGGTTTGGCGTTGGTCAATGATGCTCAGATTCCAACGTGGGCGGAATATAATCAAGCCCTTTTCAACGGTTTGACCCCGCTGAACATTGTCAATCATCGTGTGCAGATTATGCGTGCGATTACCACTTACACCAAATCGCCAACAGGTGTGGATGATCCAAGTTATTTAGAGCTTGGTACGATTCGTTCGTTAGATTATGGGCGTAAGGCGATTGAACAACGTTTGGCATTGCGTTTTGGTCGTTCAAAATTGGTGAAGAAGAAAACGCCTGCGAAGGTGCGTTCGGAGATTTTGGATGTGATGTTTAAACTCGAAGAGCTGGAGATTTGGCAAAACGTGGCAGAAAACAAGGCTCGTTTAATCTGTGTGGTGAATCCGCAAGATGATAGCCGTATTGATGCCGAAGTACCTGCGGATGTTGTGAAAGGCTTGCACGTGTTGGCAACTAAAGTGATGCTCGTTTCATAAGGGGAGGGGTAGATGGAATATATTGGGGCAATCGTCCTTGAAGTGGACGGTCGAGAAGTCGAAGTCACGAAGTGCGATCCGAAAGTGAACACGGGGCGTAAAGGGGTGAAAACCTTAAATAGCTCGGGACGTATGCGTGGGTTTATTCAGGGTATTGCGGAATATACCCTTTCGATTACGGCGGTAAAACCGACTGATGGTTCCGAGATTGATTGGGATAATATCACGGACGCTAAATTAACGCTTTACCCGCTTAATCAAGCGGATAAACGCACCACTTACCGAGGCTGCTTTACGACTGAAGTGGGCGAAAGCTACACGGTAGATAATGAAGCCGTGGTGGATATTCAGCTGGGTGCACTTGAGAAGGTGGTTGAGTAATGCAATTGACGGTTACTGGCAATTTATTGTTGGGCTTGCCCTATCAAGGGCAGCTCTATTATACGGTGCAAGTATCGGCACTTACGATGGGGGCGGAATGCCGTGCGTTGGAAACCATTGAGACGCTTGAGCTACCTGAAAACACGCCTGAACGAGTGCGTGAAGTGCTGGCTGAATTTGCTTATTTGCGTGAGCAGATTGAGGTGGAGGGGATTCCCCAAAAGGTGCTTACGCCGCATTACTTGCTGGAGCATTTAACCACTGATGATTACGGCTTGATTTCGGGCTTAATTTTGGACTTGCGAAAAAAGCGAATGCTCGCTGGGGATTTAAAAGCGGACGAGGAACAGACAAACGCCCCAGTCTAAAATCGGCACTGGCAAATTATCGGCAAGCGGTGATGGTGCTGGCGAAATTTGGTTTTACCGCACAAGCAGTGTGGGCAATGCCTGTGCAGGAAGTGATGGCGTGGGTAGACACCTATTTGGAAAGCCAAGGGATAAAACCGAAAGGCGAGGGCGATGGGGCTGTAGTATCGGCTCGTATTCCGCTCAGTGAGCTCAAACAACGACAACAAGCGGCTTAATTTGCCGCTTTTTTTGCAATTTTAAACAGGGTTTAAAGAGGTGTTAAAGATGACAGATTTAGATCTCAGTCTGAAAATTAAAGTACAAGACCAAGCCAGTACTAGTGTGCAAGCGGTTGCAAATAAAACCAAGCGTGTAAACGAGGAGATTAAAAATAGCACTAAGCAAAGTGAGAACGAACAACAGCAAGCAAAAAAGAAAACAGCACAGGTTTCGCAAGAGTTAGTCACAAAAGCCGAAATGCACGCCAAGCGGGTGGCTCAAGCGAAGAAAACGCTGGAAATTAAAACCGAGCGAGATTTGCAGTTTGAGCTACGTAAAACGCAGCAGGCTTATCAGACGTTAGCAAAAAGTGGCACGGCATCTGCCCGAGATTTAGCAAAAGCCCGTGAAGCGGTGATCCGTAAAGAGCGTGAATTGCGTACGGAGATGGGCAAGCAACCGTTAGGGCAGCGGGTGGCGAATGTGGGGCGTAGTGTGGCTGCTGTGGGTGCAGGCGTAATGGCTGGGGCTATGGTATTGCGCGAACCTGTGAAAAAGGCGATGAGCTATGACCGTGAATTGGCAATGGTAGCCAATACAGCCTTTTCAGACCGTGATGCAGAAGGGCGAATTGCAGGCAAGAAACAGTTACACGAAGCCGTAAAAACCTCTGTGGAAACAGGCGGAGGGACGAAAGAAGAAGCCTTGAGTTCACTGAACACGTTGCTCGCGTCGGGTATGAAAGCAGAGACTGCGATTAGCTTGTTACCGACCTTACAAAAAGGGGCTACAGCAACTGGCGCAAGTCCTGAAGATTTAGCAGCGATTACCATTTCTGCCTTGCAAAATGGGATTAAAGAGGCAGATATTGGCAAGGCACTAGATATGGCAATTGCTGCTGGGCAAGCTGGGCAATTTGAGTTGCAAGATATGGCTCGTTGGTTGCCACAACAGATGGCAGCAGCAAGCCAGATGGGTTTAAAAGGCTTGGAAGGGTTTGAAGCTCTTTTGATTGCGAACCAGCAAGCTCGCGTGACAGCTGGCACAAATGATGAAGCGGGCAATAACTTGGTCAATTTGCTTTCTAAAATCACATCAAAAGAGACCGTTGAACGCCTTGAGAAGTATGAGTACACCGACCAGAAAGGCAAAAAAAGAAGTATCAATTACCTCAAATCTATGGAGACTTACAAAAGCCAAGGGAAAAACTCGCTAGAAGCCTTTACTTCCATTATGGACGATGTGATTGGCAGTGATGCAGGTTATAAAAAATTACAGGCTCGTTTGAAAAATGCCAAGAAAGAAGATCAGGCGAAAATTTTAGATGAGATGACCACAATGGCTGAAGGGACAGCGATTGGACAGATTATTTCTGACCGTCAAGCGTTGATGGCATTACTTGCTATTCGTAACAATGTGCAGTTAGGGCAAGAGGTCAAGGAAAGTGTGGCAAAAAGTGAGGGAGCAACCGAAACCTCTTACAAAGTGATTGCCGATACCAACGATTTTAAAACCGAAAAAGCCAAAGCACAGTTCGAATTTGGGCAGATGGAAGGGTTATCAGGTTTTAATAATGCGTTAGGCAGCACAGCAGAAACGCTTTCAGAATATATGAGCAAATATCCTGATTTGACGGCTGCGGTGGCTGGTGCTGGTACAGGGATTGCGGCACTTGGTGCGGCAGCACTTTCCGCAGCGGGGGCGATTTCGTTGCTTGGTCGTAAAAAGGATGGTGGCTTGGGTGGTGTTGATATTGGCGACTTAGGCAGTAAAAGCAAAGGCTCGCCGAAAGTGGGTGGTGGTAAGTTTGGAAAGGCTTTAACGTGGGGATCTCGCGTTGCGGGCGTTGCTGGTGTTGCAACGATGCTTAATGGTGATGAGAGCGAAGAGACGAAAAAAGTAAAATCAGATTACTCTTCTGCTATTTATGCAAAATCGAAAGGTATGGCAACACCAGAACAAGAAAAAACACTTTATGAACAGAATAAACGTTCTGTGGAAAAATATGACAATGGTGGTTGGTTTACACGTTTAACGATGTCGGAATCGGGCATTAAAAAAGCCCGTCAGGAAATAGCCATTTATGAAGGTAAGCAAGCGGTCAATTCTATCCCTTCTTTTGCAACGGCTGGTGCGGCAATCGGTGTAGCACAGATGGCTTCTCAAATAGGGGTGTTAGCCACGCAACAATCGGCTATGCAAGGGCAGATTGGAGCGACCTCTGCGATATTAAGCCAATATCAGGCAGATTTTAATGCCTTTGGGCAGACGATTTCAGACGGTATTCAGGCAGGTTTGGCTGCACAATCGCACACCATTGATAACCGCATTACAGTGGAGCTGGATGGGGCGGTGATTGCAGAAAATGTGTCTCAACGCCAATTTCAATTCTTTAAGCGAGGCTGATTATGTGGATTGTACCGATGCAAATGGCGTCTTATAAGGGCGTGGCGTTTGAGGTTATCAATATCAATGATAGTGCGGAACGTGCGGTGGTGGAGCATCTCTATCCTTACCTGAACGGTGGGGATTTGGAGGATATGGGGTTGAACTCAAAACAGGTGCAGTTGCAGGCAATCTTTAACGGTCAAGGTTATTACACCGAACTGAAACGCTTTTTAAAAGTGATGGCAGAACGAAGCGGTGGTGTGCTGGTTCACCCGATTTTCGGGCGTATGCCGAATATGCTGTGTACTTCTTATTCTGTTCGCCACGATGCAGAAAATATCAATTACTGCACGCTGGATTTGACCTTTAAGGAAGCGACAGAGACAAAATCTGTGCGAGTGTTTGAGTTACCTCTGTTTTCGCAGTTTGATACTTATTTGAATGCCATTGAGAGCTATATTGAAAAAGCACAAATGTGGTATAGCATTTATATGGAAGCGTATAGTGCTGTTTCGAACCTTAAAAATAAACTGATAGGCTATTGGGGGGCGGTATTTGGCGTTTATGCTCAATTGCAGACTTACTTTAAATCGCAGAAAACGGGGAAGGCGTTACCCAAAAGCGTGAGTATTACCACGTTAAAAAGCCAGAGTTTGCAAGCGATTGCATTGATTAACGAGGAAATTTCTGAGGGGCTTTCAGTCCGTTATCAACGCAATGCATTGTCTGCCACAGTTGGATTTGATGAGGTGTTACGTGCGGTTAGAGAAGTTGAGGCTTTGCCTTCAAATTTAGTAACAGGAAAAGGAGAAACGGCGACAAATCGTTATGACTATTTGAATTTGGGCGGGGTGAAATTAACACAAGAAAATGCTAAAGCGATCAGTTGTGCTTTGAATTTGCTTTGCTCAGCGCATTTGGCTCGCATTGCGGTGGAGGTGATGGAGGCAAACTATGAAACGCTGACGCCGCATGAAATTGAAACTATGACAACACAGGTGCGGTTGCAGTTGCTTGAGGCATTGAATGCGGTGCGTGCATTACAACAAGCCGATGAGGCAAGTAAAAAGCTCGCTCAACCCAATAGCGATATGTATATGGTTTCTTATCAGATGATGGAGTCTATTCGTCAATTGGCGAGCAATATTACCCAGCTTGCGATAACCTTGATTAACCAAAAACCGCCGCTTGTGATTAAGGTTTCGCCGTTAAATGGCACATTGCAGCAGATAGCCCATGCTTTTTATGGAGACTACCGTCGTTTTGAGGAGTTGTTGCGGTTAAACCCTGCTATTCGACAACCTAATTTTATACAAGAGGGGGATTTGCTGAATGCTTATGCAAAATAATGTCGTAGTGGAAATTGATAGCAAACAGCATAAAGTCTGGAAAAGTTATGATGTGGATAGTGACTTTCAGATTCCTGCTGATGCGTTTAGTTTTGAGATTGGTGTACCAGCCAATAATGCGGTATTGCCTGACTTTTCGGGGAAAACGGCAAAGGTGTTGATTGATGGCAAGTTAGTGATGACGGGTATTGTGGACACTACACGACACAGTTTACGCAAAGGCAGTCGGACTTATTCGCTGAATGGGCGTGATCATGCATCTATTTTAGTAGATAGTTCCGCACAGATTACCAACGTGAAAGGTTTAACGGTGCTGGATGCAGTGAAGAAAATTGCCGAGCCATTGGGAATTAAGAATATTCAACTGAAAGCCGAGAAAAATCCTTTGCTGGATAAAGTGGATATTGATGTGGGGATTGATGCGGCAACGGCAATGAGTCGGATTGCCAACTCTGCTGGCTTGCACTGGTGGTTTAGCCCTGAAGGCGTGTTGATTGTAGGCGGGGCGGATTATAGCACGCCACCTGTGGATACGCTTTATTGCACGCGTGAGGGGAAATATAACAATTTTACCGATATTGAGGTGATGTTTGATGTGGCAAATCGGTTTAGTGAAGTCACCTTTCTGGCACAGTCGCACGGTAAGAAAAGCGATGACAATAAAAACGATTTAAAGTGGGTTTATCGTGATCCTGATTTCCCTTTTTACAAACCGAAAACAGTGGTGCTGGGCGATTGTGAAAACTTGGAATCTTTGAAGAAGCAGGCGAAAAAACAGCTTTCTGATTGGCAGCTTGATGCCTTTGATATGAAGATTGTTGTACCAGGGCATACGACCGAAGATGGCACTTTATGGGAAGCGGGGCAGCGGGTGCATGTGATTTGTGAGGAGTATGATATTGATGCGATTTTCTTTTTGATGGGGCGTCGCTTTATGCTTTCGAAAACAGAGGGCACTCGCACTGAGTTACGCTTTAAACAAGATGGTGTGTGGACGCCTGATGCTTATCAAGCGAAAGCGGAAAAAGCCCGAAAACGCAAAGGCAAGAAAGGTAAAAAAGGGAAGAAAAAAGTGGAGTATGCAGAAATTACGCTGGGAGAAGAAAGATAATGCGGGCATTTAGTCAAAAAGTGAAACAGGTGGCACAAGGGGTGCAGGAAAGTGTCCGTTCTGCTTTTCGTGGGGTAATCAATTTGGTCAATAGTAGCGATAACATTCAGAAAGTGCAAGTTTCTGGCTTGGCTGATGAGACGATTGCTGATGTGGAATTTATGCAACAGTTTGGCTTAACCTCTGTGCCACCTACAGGCACGCAAGTGGTGGTGATTCCTGTGGGTGGAATGACGACGCATAGCGTGGTGGTGGCAACCGAAAATGGCTCGTTTCGGGTTAAAAATTTAAAGGGGGGAGAGGTTGCCGTCTATGATCAGTCTGGTTCGAGCATTGTTTTACGCAATGGCAAACTGATTGAAGTTAAGCTGCGACCGTTTTGTATTACATTGCAAAGAATATAGCGTAAATGCTACAAGCTCTGCGAAATTTGATACACCATTATTAGAAACATCGCAAGTAATGACTGCACAAGGGCAGATTAACGGTAATGGTGGGATGGCGGTGCAAGGTGGCAGCGGTGCGAGCTTTAGCGGTGATGTTAGCCAAACTGGGGGCGGATTTACCACGACAGGCGATGTGGTGGCTGGTGGTACATCGCTTAAAACGCATAAACATCAGGCTCAAGGGGATAGAGCTGTTACCAGTAGCCCTGTTTAGCTTGCTCAATTATAGGTTACATATAGATAAGCCCTGTTGGGGCTTTTGTAAGATTCCTTTCAAATTTGACCGCTTGTTGAAGCGGTTCTTTTATGCCTTTCTTTTTGTTCTCTGTATTCTTGCAATATGGACAGAGAAATCAGCCCGCTTACTGGGGACTATACACTTAAACAAATCAGTACACTGCAAAATGCCGTGTATATCAGACTGACAACACCTTTAGGCTCTTGGTGGGCAGATGGGC